TTGTGGAGCAAGACCTTCAGAGGGTTTGATATTTGTGCCACTAGCTGTGTATTCATAACCCGTGCGATATTCATACGAGTTAATAATCTCAATAACCTTTGATGTTGTCTTTGTTGTACTGGAAAGTGTTCCTTGTTGAAAGTTAGGAACGATTGGTACGGCTGCTGCTGGGGCAGCCAAAAGCAACAACAGCAGTATTCTCACTTGATAGTTAGCTCCTGAATTACCTGTGCTACGGCTGAAGTGCCAGCTCCACCGGCAGTAATTGTCATTGCACTGTCTGTCGCCAGGGTGCCCGCCAGAGTGCCTGCGACCCCACCCGAAGTTGTCGTTGTATTTCCGAAGATAGGCAATGCAGGAACAACGCCTGCGGTAACAGTTGTTGAAAGTACGGTTGGAACGTCGTCACCTTCTATGTATGACTCTGAATACGAAAAGCTGTCACCAGCAGTAGTAATACTGTAAGCGCCAGGAGTGTACCCAAGAGCGGTGCCGGAAGTAAGTGTCCCCAACTCAGGAGCAGTACCCAAAGTGACGTTAGAGCCAGATACTGCAAATGAAGACGGCTGCCTAATGGCTTGGGAGGCTGCTCCATCAACAGTTAGTGAGATTGATGACTTAATAGCGTGCGTAATATCTGCCGAAGCAGGGCTTACCGCAAAAAACGTTAGGCACGATACAAAGAGGAAACGTCTCATTTTGGCTTGGACGTAGGGGTTTCTTCCTTAATTGTAGGCTGCTCTTTCTTCTTTTTATTGTTGCCTACAGCCAGCCCGAAGGAAGCTGCCGTTCCAGAAAGAATTGATGCTGGGTAGGTTGGGTCAAGCGACTGCTTAAAAACGCCAAGGTAGTTAGCGGTCAGGATTGCCATTGCCCATGCAAGCAAGACAACCTTAATTACATCGCCTAGGCGTGAGTTGTCGTTTTCTTGCTCTTGCTTTGCCTGTTCTTCTGCCATGATGAATTAACGCTATAGGTCGAATGGTGGTTGAAATCTGGGCTGCTGTTGCTGGTGCGTCAATAGGCGTGGCTGCTTCTGGTATCAAAGGTGCCAACCGTGAAACACAGCATGGAAGGGATTCGTTGGTGCGCCTCACGAGTGCTGTCGATAATTTAGCGTCAAGAATGGATGTACTCCACGCTGATCTGAGGGTCAGGGACCAGGAATTATTCGCTCGAATCTCAGACCTAGAGCAGAATGTTGCACGACTGGAAGGTCACGCTAATCGGACTTAGACTTCCGGCACACACAGTGTCGTCATGGTTTTACTCCTAAAGCCAATCCTGTTTAGCTTCATCAAGTCGAAAGCCGTAAAACAGTTGCTGTTGGATTGTCTGATCAAGATCAGCGAGCAGACAGACAACCAGTTGGACGATGTGGCTTGTAAGTATGTGAAAGATCTACTGTTCCCAGAGGACCGCGTTGAAAAGTAAATGTGGGTTTGGGTTGTAGTTGTGGGCTTACTGTCACTCCTTCCGTTTTTCCAGTTTTTCAAAAAAGGCGATCCTCATCAGCTTGCTGCTATTGCGGAGCTGGAACGTTCGATTGACCAAGACCTGTTAAGTGATGAAGCTGAATGGTTTGAGACGTGGAAAGCCAGTGGCATTCATCAGGAGGTTTACGGCGTTCCGTATTACAACCAGCTAGATAACATGACTGGTTACGGCTATCGGGAATGCTTTGACGCGGCAAGCAGCATGGTTGTGGCGTTCCACCATCGCGTTAAAAGCCAAGATGCTTATCGCCAGGTACGCCTAAAGTTCGGTGACACCACTGAAGTTCATGCTCAGATTTCTGCATTGAAATCACTGGGCCTGGATGCTGAGTTTCGTAGAGACTCAAGGGTTGAGGATATTGAGATTGAGATTGATGCTGGCAGGCCAGTCATGGTTGGTTGGTTGCATAAGGGTGACATCACTAAAGGCAACCCAGCAGTATGCGATAGCGAAGGCTGTGGTCATTGGAGCGTAATCGTTGGGTATGACAAGGATAATTTCATAGCTATGGATCCAATGGGCAAACCAGACATGGACCATGGTGGGCATGACATCACTAAATCTGGTGAGTTGATCAGAATGTCCCGGCCTGCCTTCTATCAACGTTGGTCTATAGAAGGAGAAGCAAGCGGCTGGGCTGTATTTGTGGATCGATGAACTGGGGATATATCAGTGCGTTTTGGACCACAGTTGTGATGAGCTGTATGCACCCGTTGAACTGGGAAGCGTGTTTACCAGTGCAGGACTGGTTATTTCCAGCTATAGGTGATTACATACGTTTTAAGACTGAGGAGCCCTATGCCTCCGAAAAACGAGCCTTACGATCCATCGATGGAATGGATGTACGTCACTCAAACCCTTGAAGAGGAGTTGACGCTCGAACGCAGTATTAGGGAGATTGAGGATTGCGAGAACATAGATGTGCTGTCACAGCTTTGTGTTGCGATGGCACGTCAGCAATGGCATCAAGGCAAGTTATTGAAGCAAGCTGTTGGACACATTGCTGGATTAGAACAGGTTTAGGGTTCTTCCTTGAGGCCAGCGCGTTCACGTCGTTTAGCAGCTCGTCCAGCAATTCTTGCTTCTACGGAGTTTTGCCATTCTTGCTTGTCCTGTATTAGTGCTTGCTCGTAAGCATCAAGGTTATTTTCGCTAGCGATATGGTTGTAAATAATTTCACGCATTAAAGATGAAGGCTTAATATTTTTTTCTGCGGCTTCAAGCAAGAACAAGGCGCCACGATTTGGATCTAATAAGACTTGAACGTAAATACGCTTGCCGTGATTGCTTGCCATCAATCGGCACAATAGTACAGTAATGTTACCATGTTACTGAGTTGTCAACCTTCTTTTTCCAAGCATTGGCCTGTGCTGATCGAGCGGAAGAGCGTTGACGGCTAGAGCCTGCCCTGATCTTTTTGGCACCTTCTAGGAGCATTGCAGCTCGTTGTATGTCAGCGGTTGTGGCTGAACGAACTGCTGCGTATAGACGATCCAACATGATTTGACGCCCTGATTTTGGTAGAGGCATCAGCCATCGCTCCAGCAAGCGTTTGGTGGAACGTTATCTCATTATTCTCGGTTAGCACAAACCATGTGGTCTCACGGCGAAATATTTTAAGTTTCAAGCCTGTTGCGATAGTTGATTGATCCAAGCAAAATCTTCCATGGGTGAAGCGGTTATGACACTTACGTCAACCCCACATGAAAGAGCAGCAGAGACCTGTTGTTGAAAATAACGTGGATCACTTTCGTAAGTAACTTGCTCTACGGACAGAGGTTTATGGTCCTCGTCATAGGCCGTAAATCGAGCAATGGCTAACGGGAAGTGTTCGTCATCATCATCTACCTGGCAATAGTAAAGATTAATTTTTTGCGGCACGAATGCTAGCTCCTGAGAACTCTGCAAAAACTGATGCCACAAGGCTTTCAGCTTGATGACGCCCCAACAAACTACCGCAACGCTTGCGAATCCTAACGACAGCTCTGTTGTAGTCATCTGGGGTGATGTTGAAGCTTGTTTGTGAATTAAGAAGCAAGTCACGAATCAATTCTGATCGCTTGATGCCAGCACTTTCTGCTTGATCAGAAAGACGTTTGGCGACTTCTTCCGGGAGGTAGGTTTCGACTCTTTTCATGGCGTGATTTTACGGGTTTCCTTTTGGGTTTTTTGGATTTGTTGGACGATTTAACTCTAGGTTTGGAGCGCACCAAGGCAACGGTTTCAAGGTAGCCCGGAGGTTCGGGAACACCAGCCTTGCTAAGGATTTCGCTCCAATTCATCGAAAGGCTTCTCGCGCGTATAGATGCCGTAGGTGTCCCAACCGTGCCAAACGCTAGTGATAGCAATGGAAGAAGGTTGGGACAGGGGGTTGGGACAGTTAGATGTGTCCCAACTCTTCCGCACCAATATCAACTACAACAGAACCCTCAGAAAGGTTGGGACAGGATAGGGGTGTCCCAGCCTTGTGTCCCACCTCAGATACCGCTCCAGCACTAGCATCTACCCCTGGTTGGGACACTTTCTTACCCTCTCCACGCGCGAGTATTGCTTTGTAGGAGTTGACTTGTTGTTTGGAACGGGACTTATCTGAGGCGTTTGAGACTACTAAGCCTCGTTTTTCTAATCGTTGGAGCGATTTGCGAATAGCGGCTGTTTTGCCATTGATGAGTGGGTCGTAAAACAGATCTTCGATGGTGCGTGATTCAGGGTGAACAACTCTGAGCTTTTGAAGGACACGATCAGCAACGGAAGCTGGTGAGGTGTTGTTTTCATCGACTTCGGGCGTGAAGTCACTGATGGTGAAGGACAGGTCATCTTGCATTTGCATGACGAGCTGGGTGTCCATACGACCTGAGCGTGATTTTTCAATTGTGATCAGACGGCTATGACCGCCTACACGACCTCTTTCTTCGTCATTGGGCTTGCGTAAGGCCCAAGTTTCATCAACTGCATCACGGATGGCTGAGGTTCCCCTGAAGCCACCGTTCTTGTTGGCGTGATGAACGATGAGAATTGTGGTGGCGGGGAACAGGTCACCATTGTTTTTAGTGAGCCAATACAAGGGCTGAGCAAATTCAGATTTGTTCTCATCAAAGGCTCGACCACCAGAGCAACCAATAAGCGAGTCAATGACAACGAGTTTGGGGCGGTGCTTCTCCATGAGCTTGATGAATTGTGCATAGC